AGGGGTGTCGCAGTTGTATTAAAAAACCGCCCGCCTTTTGCAGAATTGCATGAAATGCACAATGTTTGCAGATTCCAGTCTTCATCGCTTCCACCCATGCTTCTGGGCACAATATGATCGACCGAATTGCCGTCCAAACCGCAGGTCTGGCATGTGTGACCGTCCCTGTTGAGTATCCGTTGCCTAATCTTGCGCCACTGGGCTGTAGAACCGTTGTCCTTCAATGCACTTGCCATCAATACCACCCACGATCTTCATGAAATGCCCATGCCTTGCATGATGTTTGATAACGCTTTGTTATATATCTAAGTGTTGCGTCTATCTGTCTGTATGGGTCAAGGTCTCGATACCAGGTTGATCTCATCTGACCCACTCCGTAATGTGAATTGTTACGCGCCGTGTATGACCACCGAGATTCCTTATTTAGAATCTTATGAAAACATTGAAACTCTTGATAATTAAGAATTCGACTGTGTGCATATAATTTTAATTGATCTACTGAATAAGCAGCTGAATGTGCAGGGCTTGCCCCTATCGGTGCGACCAGGCTAGTGATTAACAACAACCTTTGAAGTCTTTTTATATTTATCTTTTTAGTTTCAAGATCATTTGAAAGAGATTCATTCTTTGTTTTACCCAATAAATCTGGGGTGTTGTTGTATGCGTCCAGCGTACACCCCCGTGTCAATCGTTGAATAACTTTACGCGTGGCGTTGGGCGTGTCCCACAGGCTTTTAACACCTGTGTATAACTTCTGTGGATAACTATTCATCTCACACGACCCATTCCACTATTGACTAACACGTCACGATTTGACTCACCAAACGAAAACAAGATTACGGGCATCAGAATTGAAGCTGATTCGCCGTTTGATTTGATAAATTTTAAATTACATTGCAATGGCAATGCACCACTTGCTTTTTCCCAAACCAGATTAAACCAAGCTGATTTTGCCATTTGTACCAATGCAATGCCATTATCGTGTGAAATTAGTTTTTTTGCCCACGGTGTGACGTTTGAATACGGCGGGTTACACCAAACACGACCAATCCACGGGGTTGTTAAACCATCGTCAATAATCGTGAGCGATCGTTTGGCGGGTATCCAGGGTGCGCCATGCGGCGGTGCTGCTACGTCCATATCAAATTCAATGTTTAAAGCCTCGAATATAAACGGCGGTGTGTAATAGTCGTCTGAAGTGCCATTGTCTATTAAGTCATGACCAAAATCCATGTCTAGGCGTTCGCTCATTGATGACCCCAGCCTTTACCCTTGAACGATATGCCGAAAGTTGAGTACACCCGACTCATGTTTGTACCGCAGCAGATCGGTTCGCGCTCCTCGTGGATTGATCTATCCACCTCAACACTGATTTGGCACACCGTGCATTTAAACTCATAGATCGGCATTTGACACCCCAATCTGTGCAACTGTCATGCAACTGCACACGCTGCATTGGATAGTCTCTACACCTGGCGGCAGTAGGTCTGTGATGTTGACAATGAACTGATTGGTTTTCTTTTTGCACATTCGACATTCAAATTGAACTGTGTCCATAGTTACTTCTCCGTAGATTCTCAATCGGCTGAAGGTTGATTTGTGTGACCCACCAATTAGGTTGCTTGGAATGACGGTATTTCGGGCGTTGTGCCATTGCAATGGGTATCCAACCCGCAATGAAGTAATGCGGTGCTTGACCCGTGACTAACACGGCTATGTCGTTCGGTCTGTCGTATTCATGAATTATCAGCTGACCGGCAACGTACTTAGTCCAACGCACTTCGATCGCATTGCCGACGTCAGCCTTTACCTTGAATTTGTTTTCGTATGGGTCAAATGGGAGATTGAAGTATTTTGCAACTACCCATTCGCTGCCAATTGCCTCAGCAGATTCGACCAGGTACTCAAATGTAGCCAAACTCTTTTGATACCGCTGCGGGTTATCCATTCCCTTAGTCGATTCAGCCGTTAGTTTGACCGCCGCAAGCATGCAAACCATTTGCTCATCATGGGTTAATTCCATTTTCATCGGCAACCAATGCAGAACCAAATAACCTTCTCATTGCCAAAACCCTTTTGATAACCGAAAGCGTCCAGGCGCGTAAGAATTGAGCATTTGTCGCACTGCTCCATTTTGTATTCCTCGACCACTTCACCGTTTTTGAGTAGTTTGCCAATCATAGTTTGCGGGTTAATTATCTCCATGTACTCGCTCATACTTGCGGTTCCCATTTTCCCGTTGATCGCATGACGTACCAGCGAGGCGTGCATTGCGTTGCCTTCGTGCGTTCGGTGCAGAAATACCCGCCCCATGCCTTAGGCGCACCTTCGTGTGATTGCTTCCAGATCATGTGCCCATGACTGCACTGGGGTGCTTCAGCAACTAATTCGCCACCTAATTGCTTGGCGATCTCGTCAACACTTGAACCAAACGACGGGATACCTGCTTGCTCGGCTTCGGCAGCTGATTTGTAACTTGGCACGTCACCAAACTTGGTCGTCCAATAATTGGTTGTGTCTTTGTTAGCGATCTTGGCTGGTGTGCGTTCGACCTGTTCCATAATCTCTTTAGTGCTTCTTTCAGCACCACCCATAACCAATTGCTGCACACGCATAATTGCGCTCGTGACTGTATCTTCGCAAAACCAACGTTTCATGTTTTGCTGATACGCGCCCTGGTATCCGTATGCGTAATCGATTCCCGCTGGGTTGACGTCAGTGTCATTGCGAAATGCTTTTGCTTCGACTAAGACGTAGCCTTTCTCAGCACTGAATTCGACAATGCGGGTTTCAATGCGACCTGTTGGATAAGTCTTAATCCAGCGTTCTAAGCGTTCGCGTGAAGCCTCGTAGTTATCTAAAAACCCCATTACTTCACCGCCTTGTTTGCAATGTGGCGGCTGATTGCCTTACGACGTGCCAAGCCTTCGCGCTTGCCGTCTTTGAAGCCTTTTGCGTATCCGACTGCTGCTGCCATAACTAGCAAAATGACCAGCATGCTTAGACGACCCAATGTGGCTGGGTCTAATAGATCAAGTACCATTTTGAATTCTCCCGATTCTTGGTGATAAGGACTACCACCTAGACATAGGGTGAAGCACGATCAACGCGCCGTCAAGAACCTTGCGTGTCTTACGGCGTGTCGCCGATCAATTTGTCCACCAATGAGTCCAGGCGTTTTTCAATTCTGTTGACCTGATCTTTAAGTGAGTTGCCACCGTTTGGCATAAGTTCACGCATAATTGATTTAACAATAAAACGCATTGCCGCATAGACGGCAGCCAGCGTTGAAAGGACTAGACCACCGACTGCCGCCCATTCGTTTGGTGTCATTGCCCCGTAACGCCAAAATTTTTATCTTGCGGGTTTAACCAGCGCAAAATGACGGGTGCTACTGCTGCCACACCTGCCATTGCAAGGGTCTTAGGGTCTGTTACGCCCGCCATGTATAAGGCTAGGGCTGCTGCCATGAATGAACGCGCCCATGAGGCTGCTACGGCTTTTGCTTTGTCCATTTTGTTTTCTCCTTTGTCGGTTTGACTCCCGATTTTGACATTTCTACTGTTGGAAATTCGCCCTTGTAGGGGACGAATTTAGGAATTCCAAACCCAACAATTTCAGTCCCGATCTTGCGAACCTTGACCATGACCATGCCGCCGTTGCGCTGGTCACCTGTCCCGCTCGTATTGCCCTCGATTAACACGCAAGTCTTGTCGTCAATCAAGCCGACAACAATTCCAATGTGTGAAATGCGATCAACGCCATCATGTGGAAAATCCATAAAAGCCAAGTAGCCCAATTGCGGCATGTTTGACCAGCGGTTTGTTTCTTTGAATTTGTGTGCGCCGATTGCTGTGCCGACTACTGAATGAATCTTTACACCTGCCTGTGCAGCGCACCAATTGACAAATGAACCGCACCACGGCAGTCCGTCAGCCTTTGTAAATTTGCCGTACTTTGTCAGGTTGTCGCCTTGTTCAACTGTGCCGATTTCAGCTGCGGCGACTTCGATCAGGCGTGCGCTTGTGCCTTCAGGATAGGTCATTCTTCAAGACTCGCTAAGTAAGCCTGATAATCTGCATTATCAAGTGACATAGGCACAAATTCTATAAGTCCATTGGGCGTAATCATTTGCAAATATTCTTGACCAAAAAGATTTGTTTTAATTTCATAAGTGTTTTGCATTTTATAACTCCGAATTCGCTGTGAAATGTACTGATGTATTGATTGAAGCGTTAGCTGCCTGTGCATAATAGACCGATGCTCTAGACGTTCCAATAGTGTTATTTGTTACAGCTACATTCAAACCACCTGCTGCACTATAGGCATTTCCTGAAGCCCCGTTGTTTGGAGAATACCAAGTCATTGTCGGTGTAGATCTTTTTGTCACTTTGAAAGTAGTATCGAAACCTGATTGTGTGTGTGTACCCGAACTAACGATGTAAAAAAACATTGCGCCATCATTTGTTACGGTTGCGGGAGCAACTCCAACGTCGTATGACTTTTCAAAATAACGCTGGCACAAAGCCAATTCTCCTTGAACTGAACCGCTTGCAGTCTGGAATGGAGTTTCAGTTGATCCTGCTTCAACCTGGATTCCCCAAACATCAAAAGTGTTGTTTTGAATTCCAATAGATGATGATCTTGTTGCAATTGCGCTGCCAGCAGAAACCCACAAATTAGTTTCAACAAAATTTGTGTTAGCAGTTGTTCCAATAGTTTTGCCGCTTATAGAAGGTACTGCAACACTTATGGAATATCTTGCCCAACTTGTGCTTAGTGTAACTGCGCCCAATGCAGTGTTTACTGTCGCTGAAGGTGAACCCCCCGAACCAAAATTCTGAGAAAGTTCAACACCGATTTTTGGAGTTCCGCTTGCGGCTTTAGCCCAAAAAGAAACAACTGCGGTTGAACCCGCAAGTGTTCTAACATCTTCAATTTTTTGTTCAAATAGTGCATAGTCGCCTGTGCCTGATTGACTAGCAGTAATACCTCTTAGAAAAGTAGAACCTTCATAGCCTGCAACTGGCGCTGCTCCTGGTGTAAAGGTTTGAGGTGTTACCGTAAAAGTGCCGCCTGAGTTGGCTTGTAAAAAACGATCAAAGTTGTAAGCACCGCTTGTTGTATTGCTAGTAAATGCTCTTTGATTTATTCTAAAATCACCGTTAATGATTTTATTCTTGCCCGCAGCAAATTGACCGCCACCAAAATTTGCTTGATCGAATGAAACTGTAACGTCGCCGCTAGTTCCGCCGCCTGTGATACCTGTGCCAGCAGTTACGGCAGTTATGTCACCTGTTGTGCCAGTCTGCCATGCTGGCACGCCAGCGACAACCGATAAAACTTGTCCAGTAGTTCCAATTGGCAAACGTGTGCTTGTGTTTGCAGTTGCTGACGAATAAACAATATCGCCAAGCGTTGTTCCTGGTTGCAAAGCCTTTAATCGTGTATCGACGGCTTGACCAAAAACTTCAAAATCTGCGGGCAAATCCGTAACTAAATCGGTCGCCGTCGGCATTTGAAACGAATAATTACTCGTCGGGTTTGTAATTGGAGTCTCCTTTGTTAAGTGATAATTGTCGCACGCGCCCAGTCAAGCGATGGCGACACGCCCGACCAGGTAAATGTGTTAGAAATTTCGTCCCATTGCAATGCCTGCAATGAATAAGCAACGGGCGAAAGATTAAGCGAAACTGAAAGGGTGTTGTATCCCGCACGGAATGACCAGCCTTCGACGAAGCCCTGAAAGATTGACCCCATGTTGCTAGGCAGGTCAGCAATCGAAACGGGCATGCCCATGAAAACACCGATCAGGTTATCGCGATCAGAATTGTCCACTTCAGGATTGGTCAGGTCGTAGGTAATCTCGCTAAAAATTGGCTGTGGGTCTTTTCGAAGTGCCAAGTAAAAGTTTGCTTGGGCGGTCGCGTCAGCTGAATTGTGCAGGGTTGTCGAAATGATTTGAGACAATGTGCCATAAGTATTGATTGAGTCCGTGTCACTGGCAGATTGATCGCTGCTGCTGGAAGCCCCGTATTTGATAGTCAAATTGTTTCGCACGTCGCCCGCGCGAATATCGGTACGCAACCCCGCCGCACGGGCTTGGTTGGCGGTTATTTCGACGTAACCGTTTGACTGAAGGTATTGGCTGCGGTGGGTCGCGTCAGCGTAGGAAATGCGCCCTTGGGCGTCTTCATATATGTAGCCAAGCCCTGAGGTCGCTAGGGCTGAAACAAGGGTGTAGACGTCGGTTCGGTCGCTTGTACGGGCTGCCAGTTCATAATCGCCTGGACGATCAATTTCTCCCAATCCAATGTTTTGGGCATTTGCCCATGTTTCAGTTGGGTCGTAGGTTGCCCAAGTCAACGCCCCTGGTACTTCAGCCCAGGTGTTAAGCAATAAATTTGAAAGAATTTCATAGATTTGATCGCCGTCAAAATCCTTTGAAAGTACGCCGTTGGTCAATGCTTTCGGCAGGCGTGCCAATGCGCCCAATGCCGTGATCGAATAGGTCTGGGTGAACATAGTTGAACCCACGTCACGCACTGTCAAACCAATGTCCACAACGTTACCGCCGAAGATTGGGACAAATGTTCCAGAAGTGTCTTTGATTGAAACGCCAATTGTTGAATTTATTGAAATTGGAATTGTTGCTTGATTCAGGTCGATTAACTCAATGTTTGTATAGCCCGCTTGCGCCTGCTCATAAATGTTTGTTCGACCACTTTGAATGGTCAGGTTTGCCAGAATTGCGTTGGTATATTCAACGCCGTCAATTTCAACCAGCCAAACTGGATTCCATTGCGTCATGCTAATTGCAGGTTATCTGCGCCACCTGTGCCGCGATAGAATGAATCATTCAATGTGTTAATGATTGTTCGTGCTGTGCCTTCTTTGTCGATTGCGCCATTAACTGTCACGTTAATTGTTGTGCTTGCTGCTTGCCCAGTTGGAAAACCGCTTGGGTCATAATTTCCAGCGCGAGGATAACTTGCAAGATTTAAGCCATTATCCGCGTCGGCTGCTGCTTTAGCTGCGCTTGATATGCCACCGCTAAGACCAGGGGTAACACCAGTCAAACCAGCACTACCAGCGCTTGGAATCGTTGGAATTTTCATACCACTTGAAGATGATGAACCAGTTGACGCGGTGCCTGTGTTAAAACTTTGACCGCCTGGCGTTGTGCCGCTAAAGCCTGCCACCGCTGGCATATCGCCAATTTTTCCAATGCTTGCAATGTCTGCCCCTGGCTTAATTAAGTTAAGCCCACGAATAACCAAGTTGATTCCGTCGATTGCAAGATTAATAAGTGGCTTGATTGCACTAATTACCTTGCCAAAAATAGTAATTACAAGCCCTGCAATTTCACCTACAACGCTAAGCGCACTGCCAATGACTTTGCCAATCTTTGGCGCAAAATATGCAACTACGTCAAAAAATGATTCAAACTCGTCTTTGCTGTCAATGATTGCGTCTTTGACATTATTGAAAACGTCTTTTGCGCCATTGAAGATAGGCAACACCGTGTTTTTTAACACCGTGCCAATGTTTGTAAGTGAACTGGCAAAAGCGTCAGTCTTCATAAAATCAAAACTTTTGCTGAATGTGTCAAGTATTGGCAGTGCTGATTTGTTAATGAAATTAAGTACTGTTTGAAGCATTGGCAAAAATGCAAAACCAATTGTCTCTTTTGCTTCGTCAAATGCAACGTTGACACGCTTTATTTGACCTTCGAATGAAACTGATTCTTGTTTTGAAAATCCATCAAACGAGGTTCGCAAACTGTCATAAACTTTGTTGAAGTCTTTTGTTTTTAAAATAGATTGGTCAATGCCTAAACCTAATTTACCCAACGCATTTGTATTACCGTCGTATCCTTTACTTAATGAATTGGCAACGGCTTCAAGCGGCTTGCCCGTTGCCGCACTGATGTCCAGTGCCAAACTCAATAACTTTTGTGCGTCTTCCGTGTCTTTTGTTGATCTAACTAAACGCGCAAACGCTGGACGCAATTGATCGTCAGTGACACCAGTGGCTAAGGCTGTTTTTGTTATGTAAGTTTCAATTGCTGCAACTTGTTTTTTTGTTGCCCCGGTCGTATTTTCTAAAGTCAACGCAAGAATTCGTTGGGCTTTCTCATCTTCCAATGCAGCCTTTACGCCGTCCACACCAAGTTTGATTGCAAAAGCACCAGCAGCAACGGCAGCTGCGGCAAATGCAGCACCAATGGCTTTGCTTGCCTTGCCAATTTTGTCAGTAAAACCATCGACGTCTTTTGAAGCTGTACTAAGTGATTTGTTTAAACCGTCAACGTCACCAAGAATTGAGAGTTTGAGGGTACGACTGCCGCCTGCCATTAGTCGTACTCCTTAATTATCTTTGAAAATGATTCTTCCCATTTTTTAACAATGTCAGGCTGGACGCTTCGAAGTGTTGGATAAATAAACCAACCGCGTGAACCGCGACCTTCGCGACCTGACCAGACTGGAAACTGCTTATATTTATTTGAACCGAATTCATAGCCTCCCCAAAGTTGCTGGGTCGTGCCGCCGCCGCTAAGTTTTTGACTGGCAAAACCGAATGAAATCTCACCAATCTTTGACGACTTGGAAACCTTTGAACCCTGGGCAATTTTTGGCGCAACTTTATTTGACGCGCCACCGCTTGCTGAAACAATTTTGTCGCGAACATATTCAGCAAGTTTGGACGTTTGTATTTTTGCCTGTGCGGTTGCTTCTTCGTCCATTGCCTTAAAAGATTTAAGGATTGCGCGCAATTCTGCTTTGTCATAGGAAATTGATTCCTTAGCCATTTGCCCGCCTTCCTAAAATCTCAATGACCGTCAAAATGTCTTCGGCACTTTCAAAATCATTTGGTGATAGCCCTGCTGCCAGGGCTACCTCCCAAACGATTCGACTTAGGCTTCCGACTGGGTGACTTTTGGGTTTGCTTCACCGACGATCACTTCGGAGATTGTCTCCGTCCATGCTTCGATTGGCTTGACTGGCTTACCAGCTGCTTCTCGTTTCATGGCGTGATAAGCAAGAAAAACAAGATCGGAAATTCCAATTTTGTCTTGCGCCTGACTGATTGTGTTTCCTGTGGATTTCTCCCAGCGAACCCATTCAGGTGGCGCAGCGGTGAAGGTTGCCTGCGTACCGTCGTTATATTCAATTGTTATTGGTAGTTTCATTTTGTCTCCCGATTAGTAGTTTTTAACTGAAAGTTTCAGTAGGTGTTCCCACCACGACAAATGATAGATCAACTGTCTGTGCGTCTGGTGCTGCACCGCCGACGGCTGGGAATACTGGCATAACGTTGAACGCAAACACTGCGCCTGTTGCGGCAGTCAGTGAAGCAGCCAACACTGTGTTTGGTGCTGTTTCGCATGCAGACCATAATGCTTCGCATAGTGAACCTGTTGCGCCCCAGTCTGCAAGCATTGAAACGTCGAATGTCCACTGATCGTCAATGTGCTTGTAAGCCTTGCCGTCTAGTGTTTGGTAAGTCTCAACTGTTGGTGAGTTTGCAAGTACTGCGCTGGTCGCTTGCGCGTCATAGTTAACGGTCGCGATCGTCAACACTAAATCGCGACCCGTGATGATCGTTGTTGGCACGTTATCTCCTTAGTTTGTTTGGGTGTAGTACGTTGAAACGTTTATGTCAGCAACCAGCATTGGAGATTGTCCTACTTCCAACACTGTCGGCTTTTCAACTACGCCTACAACGTATCCTGCGGGCATTGCCGCAAGAATTCCTATGATGAGTTTTTCTAGATTGTCCAGGGAACCTGCATTGCTGTTTGAAGCAACAATTGCGGTAATTGCAAAATTCAACTTGACCTGTGTTTTGGATTTGCCAATCAAAACGATTTCCATGTAAGGCGTATCAGGCACAATGACGATTGCTGGTGGAATTGGTGATTCAGGCACGCTTGAATAGCAGGTTGCCGCTAGTGATGAAAACGCGGTTGCTAAAGCTGCGCGAGTATCGGCGACTGAGTTGGCTGGCATTACTGTACAACCGTTTCAACGTCTAGAAATGGCATAAGTAAAGTTGATACGCGGTTGGTCAGGCTGCGACCCATTCGGTAAGGCGTGCTGGCAAAATCTACGCCTTCAATCTGTCCACCTGCGGCAACTCGTGATTGAAAGACTTCGACGCTAACTGCAAGCACTGCTGATTCAATGGGCGCGCTAGTTGCGTAAAGATCAGCTGCGGAATAACCTGAAAGTGTTGCTGTACCTGTTGGAATGATTTCCCGCAATGTGACATTTGTTGAAGTCAATGCAGCGGTGAAGGAATAAGGGGTCACGGTGACGACTGTGTGCGTTGCGGTAAATGGTGCTGGCAGACCAGTCACAATGACTGATTGCCCTGCTACAAAATGATGATTGCGTTGGGTGTAAAAGTACGCAACGTTTGATTCAAGTTTGTAAGATTCGATTGCTGAAGTGTTTGCAACAAGCATTGGCAAAATAACCGCTTCAGCCGTGTTGATGATCTCGTCAAGGTAAGCGTCAGAATATAAGGAAACGGACACGCCAAGCACCGTACGCAATTGACTCGCTGTAACAATGGCTGGCATGTCCGTTCCTTTCGATCGACTGCGGCGAGATCGGGAGAACCCGCCGCATGATTAGTGGGTAGTTATTATGTCTTGTTAATACCGAACGCGCCTGCACCGATCTTGGTTGCAATTGCGCCGTAACCATAAACTGAAACTGAAACCTGACCTGAAGCAATAACGTCAGCGCGCAAGCGATACGTTGGTGATTCATACCATGTGTATGCAGTTGGGTTGATGATTAGCATTGAATCATCTTTGTCAGTGTCATTTGCTGACGGTACGTTTGCAGTAACGTAAAGATCAAGCCCTGCAACGTTTCCACGAATTGAATCTGGACGAACTGAACCACCTGCGTTTGAAGGTTGTGCAGCCATGTAAATTGGACGACCTGAATCGTTCAATGTCATGAGGTTTGCCCACTGTGATGTGTTTGCAAGAATATTGCGTGCAAATCCCTGTGTGTTTGAATAAACTGAAGCAGCACCGCGTGAAACAAAACCAAGCAACTCAGCAGCTGTTGGGTATGTTGTCAATGTTGTTGCGTCGGCTGTTGCACCGCTTGCAAGTGCAGTGTAGACCGCAAGGTCTGTTGCTTTTGCGTACGCTGCTGACATGTTTGTCAATAACTCATTGAAAAATAGCGGTGAAGTACGATCAAGCAATTCAACGGAAAATGTCTGTTGTCCTGCGTACTTCTTGACGGATACTGAAAGAAAACTTGACGCCTGATCAGTTTCTGAAGGTGTGCCTGCTTCGGCAGTTTCTGCCACTGTTGGCATTGTTGTAATCTTTGGAATTTCAAAACTCATTCCAGCGTCAGGCAAAACCCCACGGCTGATTGAATCCACGGCACTTCTTGTCGTGTTTGCTAGTCCATTGATTACTTCAGTCAACTGACGTGTAGGAACCAAACCTGCGTTGTCTGTTGTGTCATCTGCTGCTGCAACGTACTGACGAGCGTTCTCGTCTCCCATTGAAGCGCGGATTGTGTTTTCTAGGTACTTGGCGGCGGTGAACTCTAAGCGTGGCTTAGTTGTCCAACCACCGACCGCAGCGTTTACGTTTGCGGTTACTGACTGGGCGGCTTCTACCGTTTCGGCGGTTGAAGCGTCTTTGACGGTGTCTTCCACTTCGTCTTCTCCTTCTGTTGGTTGTGCTTCAGGTTCGATTGTCGAATCTGAAATTTCTTCTTCGCCTTCTGTGGCGGCTACCTCAGCGACGCGCGCTGATCGGATTGCTGGTTCGCTGGTTAACGCAACGCCAGTCATTTCACCTTTTAAAATGCGAACTGTTCCGTCTTTAAGTGTTTCGTATTCGTCAAAATAAACTTCAACACTGAAACCATCGCGCAAACCTTCAGCTGCTTCAACCAACGCGTCATTGCCTGCGGTTGTTTCCGCAATTTTGAACGTTGCGTCAATACCTTTGTCATTTGCTTCAATTGAAAGTGTTTTCCCAATTCGGCGCGTACGGTCATGTTCAAGATTGAGAAGCACTGGGGTTGCTTCAATAGAATCCTTTGCAAACTGCACTTTACCAATTGAAGCGTTACCAGTTTCTTCAAATGTCACAATGCGACCTGTGATTGTGCGACTGTTTGAATCAGCAGCCGTAATTGCAATTGGTGTGATTACTTTTTTCATAGCAGCATGTCTTCTTCCTCGCGTATTTCATCGATCGACATTGCGCCGATACGATTTAAGATTTCATAGACCTGCGCTCGCTCATAAGGATTGCCACGCAAGAAGTCGTCTAAATCAAACAACACACGATTGCCTGCTGGGGTGAAATCCGCAAAAGATAACCTTTGCTCAATGATTGACATGTAATTTCTAAACGCAAAATCAACTAGATCGCGTCTTTTGTCTAAGGCGTTGGAATAGGTAAACGTCGATTGTTGTGAATCAGTAAAATACGCAGGCAAACCGCAAGCGCGTGATAATTCAAGGGCAACATAATTCCGGGCTTCGTTCAGCTGCAAATTCTTTGGGTCGTAACCAATTGTTTCAAGCGTAACGTCAGCATTGAGAAATGCGGTTGATTTGTTGCTTCGTGCAGTGCGCCATGATGAAAGCAATTTTGCAACGCGATCGGCTGGAAGTGATGTGCCATTTGATTTCAAAACCATTTGTGGAATTGGTTCATTTGCAAAATTCATTGAAGCCTTTTCAAGTGCGGCAGCCGCCTTGATTGTACGACCAGCGCGAGCAAGTAAACCTTCTTGCGTATTTGGGAAAACGACTAAATTTGTCGGGTCAATTGGTGTCCCGTCGATTTCGTAAGAATCAATTTCTGTACCGTTGGCGTTTGTTGTAATTGAAACGCGTTCAGGTGCGACACGTTCCATTGCGCGAATTTTTCCCGTGTCAGCATATCGTTCTAAAACGTAGCCATAGGCAGAATTATGAAAAAACAAATCTGAAATTATCCAAGCCCAAAATGTTGAACCTGGTATGCGTGGGTCAGGCTGATTGATTACGCGAGGCTGTGTGACCTTCTCGCCTGTCGCTTCGTTGCGCGTGTGCATTGGCAACGACGAAATTGTTTGAATGATTCCTAAAGCGCGGGCAACTGTTGGCACGCTCATTGCTTCGGCGCGATTGGCACTTTGAATTCCGTAGAAATAAAAATTATTGTTTTCTGTAAAATAAGGCGCAAGTGAAGCGTCAACGTCTAAGGGTGCAGCTGGAGCGGCAGCTGCAACCCGTGGCGTGAATAAATCAAAATATCCCATGCCCGAATTGTGGCAGGCTTATACGATCAACCAACCATGATGTCAAGATCATTGTCTGGGCGTGTCGCAAAATGTGTCGCGAGGCTGACTGCCACTGCGCCGCAAACGACCGACTGTGACGCGCGCCTTCCTATAACCCAACCGCCGTCGCCACGACGCAATTGCACCGCTGCCAAGACTTCCTCGGATAATTGGCTTTGACCACGGTGCTTCAGACGACCACTGTTGATTGCTGAAAGCATTTCGTCGCACGCTTGCGGATATGCGTTGTCCATGTCGAAAACGGGAATTCCAGCGGGTGCTAATCGCGCCGCAACCGCGCCACTGGTCTTTCGGCTGTACAAGACATATTCGGTTGGATATTTGCGGGCGTAATCTGCCAATTCGTTAGCGATTGCCTTATCGTCCAACTGCAACTCATTTGCCCAAGTGTGCAGCAACTTAACGACAAACTTCTCGTCTCCAAGTTTTTGCGCGCCCACCAAACTGGCATGACGCCGATCGGGCGAAAGATCAATTGCCAGCCAAGTCAATTTGTCAGTGTCAAGGTCTACCGTTTTGTCTAGGCAATTGCCCCACGACGCGGAATCAACCGCGCTATTGATTGCAACGACCCAACGGCACAATACTTCAGTCATTACGACGTCAGCGGGGTCATTCAAAACCGATTTGATATTGTCTGCATGAATTAGCGTGCCCATTGAGGGATTTGAGTGCCGTGCGTTTTCCACGCTGATTTCATCACTTGGCGCTGACCATTCAAAATAGCCGATGTCATCTTCGACGCCTGAAATGCTTGCCAGCGCGCGATCGCGAAATTGATTAAGCACAATTGACGAGGAATCGCCCGCGTTCGTATAAGCCATCACCATGGGGTTCGCCGCCGCCATCAATGTGTACCGCAAACTGGCAAACGACTCAATATCTGTCATTTCGCGCAATTCGTCCAGGTGAATCGTCGAAGGTCGTGAAACACCGCGAGCAGCTGACCCGCCTGCACGCACAATAAAGCGATTGCCCGTCAATGTCTC